CTACAGCTCGTAATTAGAACTGAACACATGCACGCCGTTCTCCCTGAAAAAGCGCTCATTCAGGAACAGCGGCGCCGCCATCTTGATCCCCAGCCGTTTAGCCTCTGCTGAACGTGCGATCACACAGCCGTCATTGTTCGAAACAACGACAATCGGTTTACCACGCAGATCGGGCCTGAACACGGTTTCACAGGAGGCATAGAAGTTGTTGGCATCAGCCAGGGCGAACATACCGGACTACCTAAGTTACTGTTTAACTATGAAGTATTGTCGAGGCCTGCAAAATTATCAACATGGTGATTTAGTTATGGTTTTATCACTGAATGACCTACAATTAGTTATGTCTCTAAAACTAAATATATCACTAAAACACTAAATAGCTTTACACATCACCCATATTTAGTTATATTTATCCCATCCCAACGGGATATGTTCTTTAACAACATGGAGAGGCAAATGCCGGAGCTTGAGTGGAAACGAAAAGCCGATAAGCAGCTGAGCCAGATTCCTGAACCGTATCGCAGCATGATACGCGACAGAATCCGGGAACTGCGTAACTGGCCCGACGTTGAGCACCTGGTTATTGAAAAGCTGACGGACGACAAAGAGCAAAGACGAAAGCTGGTGGTAGGTAACTACCGCGTACTTTGGAAAATTGTGAAAGGTCAGCCGGTAGTCATCGAGATACTGGAAGTGTTGAGACGGACAAGTAAGACATACAGCAAACGGTAAAAGGACGGCGGGGAAACCCGCCTGACTGCCTCTCCATCTATGCCCGAACACTGAAACTCAAATGAGAGAGAGAGTGTCATAGCATGAGTGCAATACAATTTATGACGGATGCCGAAGGCAACCGCATCAGCGCCGTAATACCGATTGAGTTATTCAATAAACTGGCGGCAGAAAGCGAACTGGCTGAGTTTTTCGAGCCTGTTCCCTATGAAGCTGATGATAATGACGACGAAACAATCCCCGGTGCGGTGGTTGATATTCGTCACGAGAACAACGTGCCGCTGCATGCTGCATGGCGCTTATATCGCGGCTACTCGCAAGAGTATGTCGCCGAAGCGCTGGGTATTACCCAGGCTGGCGTCTCCAATATGGAGAAAAGGGCGAAGCCTCAAAAGGCAACGCTTGAAAAGCTGGCCCGCATCTACGACTGCCGCATAACACAGCTGTATTAACCACCAGCCATAAAGCCCGCCGCGTGCGGGCTTTTTTAATCCTGCGGCATAGCGTTAAAACCCATTCCGGCCACGTCTGTCAGGGCATAGGCCACCACCCCCCATACTGGAAGCTCCTGGCTCACATCGAGCAGCGTTACTGTCTCGTCCGCGTCCAGTGCCTGCAACGCCGGTACCGGATTAAGCAGCAATCGCCTCAGCGTCAGCTCGCCGTCGAACTCGGCAACAATAAGCTGGCCATGCGCCGGTGTAAGCGCACGGTCGATGGCCAGCACGGAGCCTTTAACAATTCCCGCGTCGGGGCAGTCGCTTTCACTGCGCATAAGGTAGGTTGAGTACGGGGAAAGATGCACAAGATCGCCCAGATTAAGGCGCGTTTCGGTGTAGTTCTGGGCCGGACTCTGAAAGGCCATGAATTGCTCCATTCTTAACAGCTTTTCAGCCTTATGAGATGAACCTGATAGCGAACAGGTGTCCGTCGCGCAGGCGCAATTAATACTCCAGATGTCAGTATACGTCGCTATCCTTACATCAACAGAAGGAGGTACCTATGTGTGGAAGATTTGCGCAGTACAGCAGCCGCGATGATTATTTTGATGCACTCGGCCTGACCCCCGACGAAATCACATTCGATCCGACACCTGTCGGGCGCTTTAACGTAGCACCAGGCACTAAAGTATTACTGCTAAACGAACAGGAAGATTCACTGCGCCTCGATCCGGTATACTGGGGCTACGGACCGGAATGGTGGGATAAGCAGCCACTTATCAACGCGCGCGGTGAGACGGCAGCGAGTGGCCGCATGTTTAAGCCTCTCTGGAATCATGGCCGCGCTATCGTGCCTGCTGACGGCTGGTTCGAATGGCAGAAAGAAGGTGGTGAGAAGCAGCCATTCTTCATCTTTCACAAAAAAAAGGAGCCGCTTTTCTTCGCCGCCATCGGCAGACAGCCTTACGGTCAGGATCACGGCAAAGAGGGGTTCGTGATTGTCACATCAGCCAGCAATCAGGGCATGGTTGATATACATGACAGGCGACCGCTGGTGATTACGGCTGATGCCGTTCGTGAGTGGCTCAGCAATGAAACGTCCCCAGCGCGTGCGGAAGAAATTGCCCATGATGCTGCCGTTCCGGAAAAAGCATTTACCTGGCATCCTGTCAGTAAAAAAGTAGGCAATATTCATCACCAGGGAAGTGAGCTTATCGGGGCTTTACCCGCAGATAAAGGATAACGCCCGCGGTGTGGCAATATGCCTCATAAAGTTTTAATTCTTTGGGGCCGATATTGGGGTTAAGTGTTTCCCCTCTCTGGATTGGCTAATGAAAATTATAATTTTGAGTACATTGATAGGCTTGGTGTCTTTTTCATCTCACGCTCAGAACGATGAATATCAGATGACAGATATCTGCCGTGCAACTTTAAATGAAATGCTGAAGCGCGATATTTCCACTATGAACTCAACACTGCTGGCGGATGGTTCCGCACGAGTCCAGTACACACGCCCACAGGACGGTAAGAAATTTTCCTACCGCTGCCGTTCCGTTGATGGCCACACCAGGCATCCTGGATGAAACTCTTACTGGGCCTCGCTGGTATGGCGAATTACCAGAAGATGTACAGAGAATGTACGTGGTAAAGGATAATTCTCTAATCATCCGCTCCTTCTATAAGGGGAGTTTGTCTGAAACATTTTTTTCCCACGCTGACTTTCCTAATACGCCAGAAAGCTACAAAGATGAGACTCCAGAACTTACACAGTACGGTACATCAATTGCGAAAACCTTTGGCAATGGCAAAGTTAAACTGACTAAGGCTTATCACGTTGTGAGCAAGCCTCTAAATACCTATCGAATCGATTTTGACACATCTTCGAAGCGATTATTAATCCAGCCAGGCGCTGAAGATGATAATGCCATTTATGATGAAAACACGAAAAAAAATGAAACGTGGCTGGCTGCATTTTGTACGAATGAGTTGAAAAAAATCATGACGGAAAAGGGAATGGATATGGTCACTGGTTTTCTTTCAAACAGCGGACAGACAGAGACAATAGCTCCGTGCTTTAAGTGACCTTAAAGCAAATAAAAAAAGCCCCGGTTAGGGGGCTTTGGAGCAAAGGCTAATGGCAACACAGGTTAAGAAATGCATCAACAAATTAGCAAATCCTTAGAATATATCAAGCTATTTAGCCACCAGCTCGATACGCCTGCGCCCGGTAATTCCGGCAGGCCTTAACGCCTTTTATTCCGCTTTCTGCGGTTCTGCCGCTGGCGCTGCGGCCACCAGCTCCGGCTCAGGCTGTGGGGCGTCAGTTTTCGCCTTTGCCAGCAGGATAGTGCGCTGTAGCTGTGCCTTTTCACAGGCATCCTGCACCATATCTTGATCCAGTCCGATCACCGCATACTTATCCAGATTCTCCATGCGGTAAAGACAGATTTCAGGCACTAAATCTTTCAGGCCTTTTTCATTTTGTGCAGTCACATAGAGCAGCTGCGGCTGGCTATCCGCTCTATCCGGGATGTAAACATAAGCACGCTGGCCAACCCCTAATGCCTGAAGAAATAGAATGGCTACGGCTACGGACAAAGAAGGGTGCGCAAAGCTCATTGGTTGCATCTTACCTGCAAGAATGCCATGTGCTTTTACATCATACGGATTGTGCAAAGTAATGGTTTCTGCGCGCCACTGTCCGGTCAGTGAACCAGAAACAAATGCCTCGCCAGTAACGTTCATGGGAATCTGACGCATCAGTATCTGGGAGAAGCTAAGATCCAGTGCCGGTGACAGAGGCCGTGCATTGGTCATCTGATTAATCGCAGCAATCGCTTTTTCGCGCTCTGCGTCGTCGTTCGGTAAGTTTTGCTCATTGAGCAGCCAGTAACGATCATTTTTGTTAACCCATACCGTTACACCTTCGACATTCTCAGGCTCAAAGCCCAGCGACGCCAGAAGCGCGATATCAATATCTTCCGAACGAATTTCGTTCTTTTCGTTCAGCTCAATGGTCGTGCTTTTGCTGATAATGTACTTGGTCATGATCGGGCCTTATTTGCTGGTGGTCTTTTTGGTGACGGTCGCGGTGCTGGTGGTCTTGGTCGCTGCTGGCTCTTCAGCCGGTGCAGCGTCGTCTACCGGCGCGGGCTCCTGCGAATCTGCCGGGGTGGTCACAGTTGAGTCTTCAGTAGGGGCCGGATCGGTCTGTACCGGCGTGGTAGAGCCAAAGCCGCCATCGCCGCGATTGGTCTCGGACAGGGTATCGACTTCTATCCAGGTGACAGCCTCCAATTTCTCAATCATCGCCTGCGCAATGACCATACCTGCTTTCGGCTCAATGAACTGGCCACCTTCATCAGCAATCATGCGCAGTCTGATCTCGCCACGGTAATCACTGTCGATAATGGCCACATTGTTAGCCAGGCGCAGGAAGTTATCCGCCGCCAGACCGGAACGGGGATAAATCTTCATGCAGTAGCCTGGCGGGATCTCCACGGCTAGTCCGGTTGTGATCCACCATGCACGCGGCTGGCGGGCCGCGCCTGGCGTCTGTACAACGTTGAGTTTCACGTCCAGCGCGGTGATATCCCACGCTGCAGCGCCGTCCGAACCACGGAACGGCAATTCGGCATCTGGTGTGAGGCGTTTGATATTAACTTGTGGCATGACTTAACTCCGGTGATTTAAAGGTGTAGTGGCGGCGTTTACGAACAGAGTCCTCATACAGTGGGACGTCTGTGTACTCCACCAGCCCGCGTGCAATGAGTTTCTTAACGGACTGCAGGAAAAGGGAATGGCTTACGTCAAACTCCTGACGCACGTTTCTGGCTGTGATGAACCGGCGCTTATCGAGCAGTATCAGAATGTATTCTTCAATCTTCCCCATCTTCAGGGGAGTCAGGCTGGTGGCATACGCGGCAGATACCGCCAGGGTGTATTCGTTATCAATGGATCGCGCAATCAGCCCGTTTTTTTGCAGGTCCAGCAGCGTTCCCCGGATAACGTGCGTTGACGTGTCGGGCAGGGCGCGGGTAAAGCGGCGGCGCGTGGCGATACGCTCATCCTTCAGCAGCATCAGCACGGCTGAGGCCGTTTCCGGATAGCGTGCGCGGAAAATTTTAAGTTTTGGTAAAAGGCGCTTCAAAGTTCTGTTATCCTTGCCAGTGGTTTATTTCGGATACCTACATCCAGTGGTTAACGTTTGAACCTGATTGATTGAACGGAATAAGGGAGCCAGCGATGGTTCCCTTTTTCTTTAGTCCTGCGTCCACTTCTGGCCCGTATCCACGCACACCACGCCGTGACACACGCGCCCCTGATCCAGTCTGAAAGCCATGCCCCCCAGCTTGCTGCGCCTGCGGCAGAATTGCGCGCCAGACAGATAGGCGTGCGGCACGCCGGAATCAATCGCGCCTTCCTCGGTACACTGGCCGTCTTCTGCGTCTGCATAGCCACGCGCAAACTCGCTCAGCACTTCGCGCCGGTCTTCAAAGCGGATGATCTCGCCGTGGTCCTGGTCGCGTGCGTACTCGATCGCGCCGTTCTTAACGAGTGATGCAATGGTTTTAGGGTGCCTGAATATTTCCTCGCCCCAGTACTGGCCGGTGCAGGAATCAACGTAAGAGCCGCTGGAATAGGTGCCGATAGGGTTAGAGACGTCGTGTGCCATAGCCACTGCCACGAAGAAGTTAACGACGTTGCCGGTAACTGACATTATTTCCCCGCAAAGAGCCGTTCCCGGCTGCTGAAGGTGTTTGTTTCCTGCCGGGTGAATACGTTGTCCACCAGCCCGACAAATGCGGCAAATTCACTTCTGTAATACTCCAGTAGCTTATTTGCGGCGCGTTCGGTGAGGTATTCCACGTAGTACCAGGCACTGTATTGGTCGATCCTGGGTTTTTCGAGGGTCAGCAATGGGACGGATTCTGACAGCGTAGAAACGCCATACTCCACCAGCGCCACGCCGTCGCGCTCGATGGCGGTAAAGGTCAGCTGGTGGCCGTCAATGATGAATGTGCGTGTCAGTAAGATTTGTTGTCTGGCCATCGGTATTCGCAGGATGCGGGATGGCCTGAATTGTGGGGGATAAGAGCTACCGTTACAATTATTATTTCTTTAGATTTCTATAAACTTAATTCTCTATTCTCCGTCCAGTATTCCTGACATTTTGCCTTTCTGGCTTTCAGAGCGGCGCAGGTAGCGCATAACGGTTTTTGGGTCCTGCCAGGTGCCTTCCTGCATGATCTGCGTAATTGTGGCGTCGCGTTCGGCCATATCCATCGCCGCACCCACGCGGGCGCTGTGACCGGACCATTTTGCATAGCGGCCTTTGTTGTCCTGTACCGGCTCTTTACCCAGCAGATCCCAGGCGTCTTTGAATATCTTCTCTGTTGCCGGTGCTGACATAGGCTTATCCGACACGCCAGCCGTGTTGTTGTGGCGGACCGGCCCGAAAACCATCGCGTCAGGATGATGAATCAACCCGGACAGCTCCAGCCAGTGCAGCAGATGACCGGCAGCGGCGCGGCTGAGGTGTTTAATCACGCCAGCCGCCGTGACCATTGTCTTTGTGTGAGACAGATTAATGATCACATGGCCACTGTCGCTGATATCCAGATCGCGCACCCGGATACGACTGAGTTCAGACATTCGGCACAGGGTGTTGTAGGCCACAAACAGGAATGCCAGGTTGCGCTGATCGTTCAGCCGTTCGGAGCGGCCCATAAGGTGCGACAGCAATTGCAGGTCCGGCAGGCGGAACGGCACTGCCTGGCCGGTGCGCTCACCTTGCACAACAGCCTCACGTCGGATGCGTTTCAAGGAGCGTTTCAGGTCCACGCTTCCCCTGAGTTCTGGCAGACCGCTTTCCCGGCACAGCATGTTCATCATGGCGTAATGCTTGTCGATGGTGCTGGATGCCAGGCCGCTTTCTGCCATGTCGAGGAAGTATTCCCGCGCCAGATCCGGGTCGATCGGCAGATAGCCTACGTCACGCTCATTACACCAGAAAGCCCAGCGCCGGATAACAGATAACAGGTCGCGGAAAGTATTCTCGGAATAAGCGGCCTTATCTGCGATGAATCTCCGCAGGTTATTAGCAATATCTTCCGGCGTTAATTGCGTTAATTCTGCCGGGAGTGCGCCGGTCTTTATTTGAGCCAGATGTTTCATTTATATATTTCATCCCAAATCAGAGAGACAACGCTACGCGAAATCTACGAAAACAGCAGGGGTATGATACGTCAGATTTCACGTAGCGACGCCTGATGCAAAACCGTCCAGAAAGCCCGCTTTTTGCCACCGGCTTCGCTTACCTGATCATTTGATCATCAACCACTGATCAAGCATACATGACTCAGGGCAAACTTTATATAACACTTATTATTTAAAGTTTCATTTTTCGTCACTTTTTGTCCGATGCGTGCCTTAAGCAGTAGCGAAATCGAAAAATTTGCAAATTCGTTACGTTATTGTTCGTGATCGGTAGGATGCCTTCATATATGATCATTTGGCATTCATTTGATTGCCTACTGAAACTGTTATCACTGGCAACCTTCGGGTCGTGCGGCTTCGCACTTGGTAACAGTTACACTCCCAAAGCACACAGTTTCGTTAATAAGCCTGTACAGCAGAAATATCTGACAGATGCCAAATGCAGACTATTCTTATTATTGCAATTCTAAGGAGAGTTAATTTTACATGGCTACTGTTTCTGTCTATATTCGCCTGCATTAAGTCCAGAGAGACTTGTACCGCTCATTAATATTTTTGGAATACGATTATGCCTAACTTCAGCGATGTAGAATTTGAAAAGCGTTATAAACATTTTCTACAGGTACAAAAAGAGTGGCTGACTCTCATCACGGACAACCAGATTTTCAGCGATAGAAACTCCATGGGTGAAGAATGTCGCCCGATTGGCTTCATCACCGATAAGAAAGCCTTTCAGCGCGCAGAGCACCTGCTGGCTGACTGGCAGAGCTTTGCAGACCTGGCAGAAGAAAAGCGCAAAGAGCGCTCTATTGCGATCACCACGAACCTTTACCTGCCGGTTCCTGTCCTGATCACCAATCCAAAGCACGTCACTATCAACCGCTTCCGCGCAACGGCCACCGCGAACCATACCCGCGAAGATATCCTTAAGCGTTATGAGAAGCAGATAAACAAGCTGCGTAAGGTTCCTTTTGCTGCCGGTGCAATCATGTCGCTGGAAGATGAAATGAAAGGGATTGAAGCTGCAGCGCCAGGCGCTATGTACCGCGCACGCACCAGCAACTACTCTGATATCCAGGTAACAGCGCGCTATACCGATGATAAGAAAGATGAAGGTGAATCTTTCCGCTATGGCGCACATGGCATGCTGATTTACGGCGACAAGCTGGATAAAGAGCGTGATATCAAGCTGAACGTTACGAGTAACGGTAATTACACGTCGCCATACGATGCTATCTCACCAGTACCATGTTCAATCCTGCCTAACGCCAAGCTGTACACCATGGAAGACGTGGAATACAGCAAGGTGCTGGCCGCGCAGCGTTCCTCAGTGGCGTACACCGTAAACACACGCCGCGCTCAGTTTGAGAACAGGGCAAAGGCTAAGATTGCGAAGGCAAAAGACGCAGCAGAAGCGCGTCTGTTTAAAGCTGAAATCGAAGAAAACCGCGATCTGCTGGCGAAGCTGGAGGCCTACGATTGGGCGCTGCTGGATAAGAAGGTTGCAGCCGGTGATACTGAACAGCTGACCATGCCTGAAATGCGTAAGCGTTATGGTGGTGAAGAGCCTCGCGCTGGTAAGAACATGCGTAACATGTACAGCCTGCTACGTGAACTGGAAAGTAACCTGAAAGATCAGGACAAATAATAATCAGTATTCTGCCACCAGCAGTGAAAACAGAAGGGCGCACAAGCGCCCTTTTTTATGCCTTGCCAACCATGATTAGTCGTTCAATAATTCTTCATAATTTTTTTACACTGGACGTAATATGAGCACTCATCAAAACCCGGATGGAAGTTTCAGTACCCTTACAGACACCTCTCGCACTTTTGACGCTGAATGGAAGGCAAAGGCTCATGAAGAAAGCCTGAACAGACCTAATTCGCAACCACAACCGGTTCAATCTTTCTCTAGCGATGGCCCAGGAATATTCGACGTATTGATTGCGTGTAAGCCCTTTTATCCCGTCCTGATCCTGTACTGGTTTATTGCCTTCCCGGCCATAAATGCTTCCTGGCTACTGAGAACGGCTGGCTTTCCCTTCAGCTGGCTCGGCACGATCATGTATTACCCATGGACGTTTTTAGTTAAGGCTGCTGGCGCGCCTTACTATCTTGCATACCTGTTTGGCGATGTGGGCGCTGTGTTTGCCATGCCTGTTATTGCAGTGGTCTGGTTCATTGTTCTCTCTATAGTGGTTGGCAGATTCAGAGAAAGCAGGCCTCAACTCTATAAAAAAATCTTCGTCATGCTGGCTGTCGCTGCCTCCATCCCCGTTGGACTGGCGCTCGTAGCCTTTCTGTTCGGCTCATTAAAAGACTATATCGTTGAGCAGCTCTGGTATGGCCATGACCCTTACTCCAATCTCATATGGAATTATCTAAACCGGCACTCCTTTTTTAGCGTCCCTGGAATGGAAATGATGTAGTAACAAAGCGAGGCCCACCAGCCTCGCTTTTTCTTTGCTGGTGGTCACTGCAGCAGTGCATCCAGCTCCGACAGCTCATCCAGCTTGCTCTGTGTAAAGTCAGCCATATCCTCGCTAAGTTCGGCCTCTGCCGGACGGTAGCCAATTAGGAAGATGAAGCAGTAAGTGTCCCAGCGGTCAGGCGACTTGATGTTAAGTTTCTGGCGCATCTGCGGCTTCGGCACCATCATGATCCGCCCCATTTCATCCATAAAGTACGGAATCTTTGAGGCCTGCTCTGCCGTGTGCTGTGAGATATCTATGCGCATCCTGCCCGACCGGATCGCATCAGCGGCCATGATGTTCGACCAGGCGCGCTGGTTCTTGAATCGCTCCCTCACCTTCTTACTGAATGGCGGCTGGCCCCAGCGGATGCTGATAGCGTTAACGCCACGGCGCTCCAGCTGCTTAAGCGTACCCGAACCCACGCCGTCGCCATCGACCGCAATGGTAATGCCCGGATAGCGCTCCTGCGTGCATTCGTTGGCGATGTAGTCACCGAAGGTAATCGGGTCCATCGTGCCTGGCATTTCCACCAGCTTAAACGACACGACACGGCGCGCATCACCGTACCCGGATACCTTACAGATGTTGAGTATCGACTTATCACGCCCGTTACCGACGTCAGCGGTGGCCACCCAGCCCCAGCCCTTCTCCAGAAACACTTTGCGGCGTGCTGCACGATCGCACTCATCACGCCCCAGCAGATAGCCGCTGACGTTGCGCGGGAAGCGGCCCAGCACCTTCACCATGTATTCCAGTGAGTCGCGGCCACCGTACTCCACCAGCTTCTCCCGGATGAATTTCAGGGTAACGTGTGGCGCTTCCTCGGAGTTAAGGACTATGGCATTCCAGAAGCCGTTAGGGTTATCCGGATTTTTGGCTAACGAATGGTGCGAGTCATAGAAGTAACCACTGGGGCGAGTAGGCTGCGACATCATCAGCATGCGGTTATCGTCTTCTGTCAGCGCACCACGCATGATTGCGATCGCTTTGTCAGAGATACCCGACGCCTCATCAAGGATCAGCAGGATGTGTGCGGCGTGCTCACCCGCCAGCGCTTCCTCGTTACCCAGGCGATAGCCCTTACACAGCACCTCCCATATACCCTTACGCGACTTCTCATAAAACATAGTGTCAGTCAGGGTGAAGTAGTTTTGTAGCCACGGGTGACGTCTGGCGGCGTTCGCCCAGTAGGTTTTGACGTACTTGAATACGCCGGTCTTAACCTGCCCGATTTTGTTGGCCACGATGATTACGCGGGCATCCGGATACATGATCATGTAGATAAGCAGCATCATGGCCGTAAGGGATGATTTACCGGTACCGTGTCCGGACGTAACGGTAGTCTGGCTCCCCGTCTCCTGTACGGAGTTCATGATCTCTTCCTGCTGCCAGGTGGGAATCATGCCAAACAGCTCAACGACGGCCAGCGCCCAGTTGTAGCGGTAGCGGATAACCATATCCCGCCAGCGCGGGTCCGTAGTGACGCTCTTTATGCGCTTCTTACCGCTCATCAGGCGTCATCCTCGCCCGTCATAACGGATTGCGTATCGGTCATAACGGATTCATCGTCGGTCATAACGGATATCTCAGGCGGGATATCATCGTCGTCTCCGTACAGTTCCGCCGTGGCCATGTAGTCAAAGTTGCCGTTGAGATTACCCTCACCCGCTGTTTCGCCGGCGCGGTTCTCTCCGTCTGCCTGGACGTCACCGAATCCCCCGCCATCCACAAGTGCTGCCACTTCCGCACGGCGCGACTCAACAAACGCCGCGCTGGTGGCCTGCTGCTCCCGGAACTTACGCGCATCCCGGTCCAGTTCATCCTCAGTGACCGCGCCGCGCTCATCTACTGGCGGTTCGGCGTTCTTGAGCTCGTTCTCAAGGCGTCTGGATAGTGACTCTGGCAGTTTGATACCGTGCCGCTCGATGTACTCCGCCGTCTCCAGTAAATCCCAGTCCTTTTCCTCGCGCAGCTGGTAGGCACGGCTGATCACCTCACCGGCGTTATGCGTCAGCGCATGCTTCTCATTGTCTCGCCGGTTCTTGTCGGTGCCGCTGGCGATCGCCGCTACCCGTGTGGCGTGGTCATTGACGAGATAGCCGACTTCAATCATCAGCTTTGTCATTTTCAGGATGGGATGTGGTCCGCCGCCGCCTTCGTCATCATCCTTTTTGCCACCGTTCTTCAGGTTGTCGGCTTCCAACTCAAACAGATCTATTGCCCGCGCCGTGGTGCGCTTCAGGAGGTCCATGTGGGCCAGCGAGTCAAACAGCACCGTCATGGCGCTAGCTTCAACACCTTCACTCAGTACCTCTAATGCCGCTTCATAATCCTCCGGCCGCGGGAAGCCGCGCCGGTTGGCCACCAGCTTAGTTTCATGTCCTTCCTCAAACGGTTTTCCCTCCCCGCGGGGCTTCGGGGTGTGCTTCGGGCGCCCGGAATCCTGATCACCGGCATTTATGATCTTTTTGGCATGTGAAGCATTGGGCTTTTTCTTCGCGCCAGGCTGCGCTGCTGTCTCATCGCGTGGTTCGAGCACCCCCTCTAAAGCCGCGCTGTGCCTGAGTTTGCGCCCGTTTCGACGGATAATCAGGTCTTCTTTTCTGGTTTGATCATTTTGATGATCAGAAGCGTGATCACTCAAATGATCATGATTGTGATCACCAGCCTGATCACGCATTGCGGCCAGCGCTTTACCGTTCAGCTCCCGGCGTGCGGTGTTAAACGGCAGACCGTAGTGCTCACAGTATTCTTTGACGGTTATCCCGCTCTGCGCCTTCTGCTCGATGAAGGCTTTTCTGTGGTCATCCCAGTTAACTTTGGACATGGTTTATCGTTCAAAAGAGGCCAATAAACCGGGATGGTATGGAGTCTGTAATTTGTAGTGATCACAATAATGATCAGGTACTACACAAACGCGCTGGAAAGTTACCGTTTAAGTGTCATTTTTTTAAAATTAGTGATACTTTTAAACCTCAATCAAAGTACGAAATAAACCACTGGATAATTTAAATGACTAATAAAAAAGCTGTTTTAGTAGCTGTAGATGCGGGTTCAGGTAACGTTACGATTGCCTATGAGGAAGACGGCCAATGGCTTTCCCTTATTACCCCTTCACTGGTCCATGAGGGCCACCAGCAGTCCTACTCAAACCATGCGTCAGCCACTTGGTTTACCGAAAATGATAACGGGAACGAAGCAGCCTATACCGTCGTTAAAAAGGGTTTTACTGATCTGTACGACACCTGCGACCCGGACTACCAGATTTCCGCCCCACACCGTGTGCTGGTTCATGAATGCCTGAAACGTGCTGGCATCGTGGATTGCGACGTCATCCTGGGTGAAACCCTGCCAATCGGGCAGTTCTACAGCGGCACCGGCGTTATCAATCAGGACCGTATCAACCGCAAAGTTGAAAGCCTGAAAAAGCCTGTGCGCAACTATAGCGGCGACGTCGCGCCAGCGCGTATCAGACATGTTGAAGTCTTCCCGGAAGCCGTACCGGCGATTCTGGCCGCACAGACAGAGTTTCCTGATCTGGAGCAGGCACAGACCATTCTCGTGATTGATATCGGCAGATTCACCTGTGATATCGCTATCGTGGATGAAGAGCTGGTGCCAATTAAAAAGGCCAGCTTTGAGCACGGCATTCAGAAGATGATCAATCGCGTTCTGGTGCTGCTGCAGGAGTTTGAAAAGACTTCCGGACGCTCATTCAACGCTGAAGAAATCCCGGTTGGCATCGTTGACGACATTATCCGTCAGGGCTATATCGGTTCACGTATGGAAGCCGCTAAAGACAAGCGTATCGACGTAACCAGCGTTATCGATCAGGCAGCGGGTGAACTGGCGTCAGAAATCTGGCGTGACGTGCGTTCTTTACTGCGCAACGTAATTGCCCTTGATGCTGTTCTGGTTGTTGGTGGCGGTGCTAACTATCTGGCTGGCCGTCAGGCAGGCCTGAGCGACCATACAGCTGACTGGCACGATATGGTCATCATCCCGGCACAGCCAGAGCTTTCCATTGCGCGTGGCGTATTCATGGCGCTTATGTCGTCAGAGGATGAGCTGCGCGAAACGATCAAAGAGACGGCAAAAGTAAGCGACATTAAAAGCCGCGCCAGCGATAAAGGTTAACTATGAGTCAGGTATTAAGATTAAGTGGGCTGGAGGACGACGGGTTACTCACCGGCGCTGCTCTGGCTGAATATAACCGGTTGCAGACCAACGCGGCCAAGCGCAGCTATCTGGTGCGTCTGGTGCGCAGTGGCTACGCGCTGGATGAAATGGGCCTGAGTCCCGTCATCGAGCTGTTGCAGACAACTGACGGAAAGAAGTTCCTGAAAATGTCTGAGCGTGAGCGCCTGCAGCGTCTGCTTACCATGATTAGCGCCCTGCTGGGTGAAAGCGCTGGCGTGCCGGTTGCTGCTGCGCCACCAGCGACAGAAAAGGCCATGCCGGAGTCAGTCGAGCCACCAGCAGCCGAATCTGCGCCAGTGGAACCCGTCGCTACAGCTGAGCCTGCACAGCCAGTCGCTCCGCCTGCCCGGAGTTCAACTGAGTCTCTGGACGATGATGATAGGCCACAGGCATGGGGCGGACCGTCTATGGCTAAAGCAGGTAAGGCACGCAGCCTGCTTAACGCTAGCAAAAAGAACGTCGGACAGTCCTGATTACCCTCAGCCCCGTTCACATGAGCGGGGCATTTTCGATTCTTCCCCTTCTGCACATATCCATCAGTTCCCTTGCCAGCGCGCATACTGACAGCTGTTCCAGTTCCTTTTTCTGGAGAACCATCTTCGTGGCGCTTTCCACGCACAGCGAATCGTAATTCAGATCCTTTCTTCCGCGCACCTTGAAGATATAGCCGTTCATGGCCTCCAGGCGATACTGCCGGGGATAGGCGTCAGGGTGTACCCGACACTGTGCGAACGGGGAACGGACAAAAGAGCGCAGGATATTGGAGATAATGCCGGTATTCACCACTAAGTGCGGGTATTCCGTTTCCACCAGCCTGGTAACTTCGGCCACTGTCATGTAGTCCCGCCTGCGTATCAACAGATCGGCCACCTCTATACTGCTCACCTTTTTGTCCATGTACTGCTCCGCTTTGATTAACTGCAAGCAATTCTAAGGATTGTATAATTCGAGCAAGTGCGAACGGCGTAAATATCGCCATTATTAGGAGGTATGAGCGGGTATTCCGGACAAATCCGTGTGCGAAAAGTGTTTAGCTAAACTGGCTGGTGGCTTTATCAGGAAAGAAAGATTGTAGCGTTGGCAGTATCTGGCAGTGGCTTCAGTGGTGAATGTTAGTACCAGTAATTAATAAAGGTTCGGGCCGGTTATGGCTGTAAATCCAGATGTTTTACTTAGAGTTTCAATCAAATCAGGCGTGTTGCTGGTGCCGGATGAGGGTTTTCACCCGGCAGGCGCTGAATCAGGCAGTCAGCGGAGGCTTTTCAGGTAGTGGCTTACCACACTGGACCATAAAGTTACCATGTCACGTGCGAGCGTCTGAATAAAGACGTCGTAGTGCTGTTTTGGCGCAGGTTCGCCGTCATCACCCACGAAAACCAGCCCCATAGCCGTACAGCCTTTGGTGATATCCACACTGTAAGCAAATCCGGGAGTAGATTCGAAGTGCGCTACCAGCTGTTCTGCGCGCCATGCGAAGCACACACCACAGTTTTTGCTGAGCTCAAGCGTCACTGTGCCGCCAACGAGCATAGTTGAGGTTTCGGAACCTGCATGGGAATAACTGCGTTTGCATGTGATTGACGTGATTTTGCAGTTATCAGCACGCCAGGCCAACTGAGCCAGCCCGGTAAGTTTCTGCTTTTCCATTACACCAGCTTCCAGTCGTTTGCGAGAATATCGGTAGAAGCCGGCGCCCAGTCAGAGACCGTCAGCCGTTCTGCGTCAATGAGTAGCAGCTGGGGCATCTGCGTGACAGTAATCTCCGGGTTACAGTCAAAGTAACGGACCGGTACGCCGTACATGTCTGGACCTTTCAGCGGGGCGCGCATCGTGCCTCTGCTGAGGCGCAGATAGACACCCTTCCCCCATGCTGCGCGGGCTACCTTGCAGCCCTCTGACAGCCATAACTGCGCCACGGCCAGCGGTGCTTGCTCCTGCCTGAAACTCAGTTCGCCGGTATCAATCATCTCTTCGTTGCGAAGGATCAGATCGTTCAGCTTAATCAGCGCAACACACGCGGAGTGGTTCAGTGTTTCGCCATAACCGGTCATTGTCAGGCCGCTTTTACTGATAATGGCTGCATAACCGTGATTTTTGGTCTCAGACGTCTCTGTAATGGCATATCCGAGGCGTTCAATCACGGCCAGCAGTGCCATGTAGTCGCCTGCATAGTCGGCTTCTGCATCTGCAATCATGGCGATGGTTGCGTTTAACTGTTGAGCGGTCATCATTATTAGTAGCCTCGTTTCTTTTTGCGTTTCTGCGCGGCCTGTCTTTGTTTCTTCACGCATTCAAAGTCTGTGGCCAAATGACGTATTCCCTGTTCGATCTCTTCCTGCACGGGTGGCCGGGTCACATCCACCAGCAACGTTCTTACCTGCGGGACAGGTACGGTTGGCGGACGACGGGCAATCCAGCTGAGGCTTCCCATAATTGCCCCCATCAGTGCGATCTTCTTCATGCGTTTTCTCTTCCTGCAGGCGTGCAGAATCCCCGGCAGGCGCCGGTGATTAAATTTCACCTGGTTAAATCCGGCGTGGGATACGCACGGCGGTAATCTGATGCCTGTACCAGCGCATGGCCGGGTGGCTGTAATGGCATTGTGCTGTCCGGATTCGAACCGGCTACCGTCCGTCTGTCCCCATCAGGCCTAACGGCTATTACATGGAACGGCGGTTGCTTCCGTTAAGCGACAACACAACGGTAAAAGCGCATTGCAGGCGCGCTTACCTGTTGTTCTGTCTCAGCCTGCCACCAGCTGCGCGATAAGCCATTTATGACCGGCAAACAGTCCGGCATTAAGCAGGCAGTGAAACATGGCAAACTGCATGGCTCTGATGGTCTTTGTGTAGGTGCTGTCACTCATGCGCATTGCGTCCGGATTAGCTTAATGTCTTACCCTGATGATGCCTGATTATCATGTTTAGCGTTAGTGGTGGCCGGTGCCATACCCAGCAAGTAACCTCTCAAGTGACTGGTCAACCTGGTTACTGGCGGCTCAACCCCTGTGTACGCGACTGATGGAAGCGGGGGCCAGTCTTGCGATCGCAGCAGCAACTGCGAATGCACCACAACGGATAGAGCACTGACCATTCCTAGTCCAATGGCGCTTTGCGCAAAGCATCAATGCTCTTTCCTGTTGGTGTGCCTTATTTGCGGCGCTGCTTCTTCCTGCCGCCTCTTACCGCCTTGATGAATGTCTCGATGGCATAGATGGCCACCAGCGCATAAATCACAGTGAGAAACGGGTGCTCTGCAGCAAACTCTGATAACGACATATTGCGTCCTGTCGTGGGAAATGGGGTTGTTGTGATCGTTTTCCGTTAGCGCGATTGATCCATGAGGCGGGACTTAAACCCGCTTTGCTTTCGCAGCCCATCGCTGACCGCCTGTGTTTATTCACAGACAAGGCTTTCGCCCGTGGATTCCAGACCCACAACTCCTACGGTGTGTTTAAGCGATCACCACAACGGTCGAGAACACTGAGCAACCACGCGCCAGGTGTTATTTTCAGTCACCTGCCAGTGTCCTCGCCGTAATGGGCTGGTCTTTCCCAGCCGTCACGGCATGTTGAGGTCTGCCGATACCCTGCCCCGCCACCAGCCAAATTAGCCAGTAAACAGGGCATCGCCTAGTGTTGACGTGTAATGCATGGGGGGCTGGTGCCACCAGCTGTCCGATACGGAATCTACGGACGGGTTATGTAAAGGAATTTGCAAAGCGTCAGGTAACTGTTCCGTCCCACGTGCGCACAGCCGCATTCCCCCATTTGTGAGCGCGCTGACAGAGGTAATCTTTCGCCAAACGCCAGTAAAACGACAGAAGCACCAGCGCGCTCACAAATGGTGATCCCTTACGAGGATCAGGCGGGAACATGTTTAAGCCTCATGGGGCGTTCTATGCGCGGGATTAGTCCATCAACCGCGTTCACTGCCATGACAGGAGGGGCTACTTGCCGTTCACCCTACTCATAACACACCCGGAAAAAGCTAATAACCGGGGGCGGCCCGTTACGAACTGGTGCAGGTTGGCGGAATTGAACTGCCGACAATGGAACACTCTACCGACTGAGCTAAACCTGCTGAATAATTGCCGGTGCATACCCGGCGCGGACACTTAGGTATCTGGTCAACCTGCCAGCTTGCGTAACAAATAGGTGTGGAGGCACCTGCCAGATTTGCATTGCGTTTGCCTCGCTTGCCAAAGCGTTTCCCCGTTTCAGCCGTCAGCACACCTTAATGCGCTCACGGCTGAACCCGAAAAAAAGCCCGGAAACTACCGGGCATAAAATCCTACACACACAGCAAAGCCTACTCTGGAATAGACTTTGATTTGTGAAAAAACGCAGATTAAACAGACAGTTATGCCTAACCCACCAAATGCCTACCATGATTTTGTATAGAGCCGAGATGCCCTTGTCAGCGGGGAGAAATGTACACAAAACGGAGTTATGAATCAATGAAAATCTAAGAGTTTTCTTAGATTTTCAAAGCTAGTGAAGAGAGGTATGGGAGAGTTAGCGGCGCTTTACTTTCGGGTTTGTAATGTTCTCAATATCGCCGTTGGCTTTCGCCCATTTTATGCACCAGCTGTTCACGGCAGCGCGGATTCCGCTCTGATTGCGCGGTTCTCTGCTTCCAGCACGCTTTCTTTTGCCGCGTCTCTGGCTTCTTCAATGGCGTTCTGCGCATCGAGACGGATTTTAGTTACTTCGTTGTGGAGTGCGGACTGCGCGGCCAGCTGCTGCTGTACCTGCTCCAGCGCCTCTAACATCAGATTGTAGGTATCCGCTTCATAATTGAGGCGCATACCGATATCGATCTGGATCTGCTCCAGAGCGTTAGTGCAGTTATCAAGAAGGCGCAGCTCCAGGTCATCAAGCGTCAGGCGTTTACGGACGGAATTAAGCTGGCCGTAGGCGGTAACAAAGGCCTAGTGAAGTACATCGTCATCAACGTTGCATTCAGGGAGATTTTGCAGCTGCTGGAGTGGAGCGAGAGTTGTCATAGTGAGAATCAGATCCGCGTTTGAATTGCGGCGGATGATAACTCGGAATTAACCACTGTCTAAGAGTTTTCTTAGATTTCGTTGAATGACTGAAGAAGGGCAGCTGGTGGCATTGTCCCGGACTCCGCCACCAGCAGAGGATTACAGCAGTTTTAACGCCGCTATGACTACGGCGGCTATAGTGACAATCATCAATACATTCAGCAGTACAGACGGCACTTTGATCTCGCCGGTCTCATACTCTGCCTGCGTCATGCGGCCCAGGTAACTGTGCGAGACCAGCACTGCATTTTCGTCAAAGCTCAGCGTAACCCGGACATTCTCCAGCACCTGACGGGATACCTGTCGCGTGGCCAGCTGGACCACACCGGATCGCATCTTGCCGTTGTCGCCCATGTAACAGACCGAATGGTAATGAAATGGCTTATTGAGGCCCATCAGCTGATAACTACCCAGTCACAGACGCGCATATCTTCAATACTCATATCATGCATTTCTGTAGTGCCGTCCGGATGAGTCAGTTCCAGCACGTCACAGCCTTCATGCTCCTGCTCCAGAGACACAAAATAACCTGGCTTCCACGCTTCACGACGCATCAGCAAAGCCGGATCTTCTTTCATTTTCAGCAAGGCCTGGTCATAGCTGCACGCAATGGCACCGATACCAATTTTGCTCAAAGATTCGATCTGTGCCGTAGTCATGCGTCCGCGTCCTTCTGTTAATGATTTTCTCAAGATGTAGCTAATCCCCTTCACGCCGCCGAAATAGTTCAGCTGGCGGTTGCTCATGCCGCTGCGCGTCATAAGCTCCTGCTTAGGTACTTTAAATATGCCGACGTCCATAGCCATGTCGGCAAAAACCGATAGCACCATGCCTAAGCCGTCACGCGTTTTTTTGCGTCGCGCATACTGCTCAAACGTGGGGCAACCGGTAAAAAATTGCGCATCAAAAAGCACTTATTCGCTCCAGAAACCGTCATTCTCGTGCGCTGGCATTGCTTCACCGGCTGTGAGAACTGCGTACTGCTCAATCACGCTGATCGTTTCTTCAGGTGAAAAAGATAAAAGAACGTAATACCCCTGCGCCTTGAGGCGACGCATCCACGTCACCTGCTGCTCTGAAGGCTTACGCTTACCGTGTTTCTGCTCTACCCGCATTCCGTGATAGATGCCTGCCGGTATTTCCAGGGACATATCCGGAACGCCCCGCTTTGCGCCCTCAGCCTCAATTGCTACGGCGGTCGCCTTTAGGCGAAATCCTCCGTTAGGTACGGCATACAGATGGTCATAAATAACCCTGTTGTGACGGTGAAAATGGTCAAAGATTCGAACCTGATCGTAGTGCTCTTGCCTGCCTTTAAACAGATCGGGTTTTTTGACGAGAATGGCCAGCGCTTGAGCGTGAACCGATATTTCAGTAACTGCTGCTAACCAGGCAGACGCTTTGCCGGATTTTACCGACGCTCCACCAGCAGATTTATTAGCTACTTTTGGACGGGTTTTTTGCTTATTTTTGTAGGAGTGCAACCACTCTTCATTGAAGCGCATATCCGGATTTGCCAACCGATGATTAAATAGTCTAAAAGGTGGATCTGCGTTGGGGGGTATTTTTAACGCTGAGACGGGAAAAAACAAGCCTGTAATCTACATCTTTCAAAGATAATGATTACAGGCAGTTATCAGTTTACTGGTGCGCCATCCACATAAAGATCAGGGTATAGACAAGACCGGTTGTGGACAGACCGAGTACAACAAATTTGCCGATCATATCAGGAATCGTTGTGGCTTCTGCTGCCTGAGCCTTGTTTGGAGTGGTATTAACAAAATCACGCTGCGCAAAATTATTCATGGTATATTCTCTTTGTTAGGTGCAGGGGTGTACGTCGCCAAACTGAACCCCTGCAAAGTGAAAGCCCGGCCATATGGTCGGGCTTTTTCTTTGTCGCCGCCTTAGCTGCTTAATGCAATCTAAGGGTTTTCTAATTTACCGTCAATAAGATTCATGACTTTTCGTCACTTTTCGCCTGCAACAAGGCTCCAGAGGCAGCTTTCAGGCGCTCAAGTCCATCCTGCAGGGCGAAAATCCAGCTGGTTTTGTCCAGTTCCCGTACCCGCTTGACCCTCTCCTTTGTGTAGGGATTAATGACCCATACCCATGTTTCAATGTCCTTGCGGTCGCGCATCGTGAATACCCCAGTCGGGGGGTAAAAATTCAGCTCCGCGCCATTGGCATAGGCATAGGCTTCCAGTTCCTCCAGCTTGAGGTATTTGTTTTCTCGCGGCACGGTGTCTCCTAATATCTTCTTTTCTCTATGGATTCATCATAGCTGACGTACAGATAAGGTTCAGTATCATCCGCCGACGGCACAACAGGAAGCAGATGGTAAGCATTGAATACTGCATCGTTCTCAGTGCGCTCGTCAGCATACAGATGAGCAGCAATGATCGTGAGAGCAGGACGTGAAAGTGAATATATTTCAGCGATGTCACTTTCAACTACCTGCCCAAATTTAGTAGTAGCACGTTCCAGCAATAACGTTTTAATCGCAGGCCACCATGGACCGAAAGCCCGGTAGGCGAGTCTCGCACTGCTGACGCGCTTTACTAAATTTTCCAGATAGTTTACTGAAAACGCTTCTTCGGTTCGCCCGTCCAGTGCCAGCGGTAGCAGGCTCTCGATGTAAGTTTCGGTCGGTTTAATGGTATCAATCAGTGTGGTCATATTAGACGGCCCTTTCGGGCCGCTCCTGAATTATGCGTTTACAATATCGCTGCGTAATGCATCAAGATCGTGAGAAGAAGGAATGAGCCAGGCGGCCTGTGTGAACTCGTTTCCGGCTACCGGATCTTCTTCGAAGTTCCAGAATTTCGCGCCGTATTTCTCTTTGATGAGGTCACGCACGGCTTTACGCTTGAGTACCGGCGTGTCGCTGGTATCCGTCAGCACGTAGGCACCACCAGCCGGGAAGTTGATTTTAAAGGTGCGGTTCCTCCACTTACGCGAAGCCACCAGCTCCTGCTCGTTTTTCATGACCTGGAAGCAATCGGACTGCTTCTGTACCTGTGCTGTGCGCACGGTCGTTGCCGCTGCCGCTGCGAGTCTTTGAGCCTCATCGCGGCGAGCCTTCACAGCATCAGGTGACAGCTTGCCGGTAATCATCCCTTTGTAGTCATCCCACGTTACGGCGTAATCCCGATATCCGCCTTTCTCGATCTGCTCCAGCCACGCATAAACCTCATTTAACCGGCTCATAACGGCGGAGGATGAGGTAAACGTTTCGGCACTGATCGCGGCTTCATCGAGCGCGCCCAGTGAAACGCCGGCACGCAGATAAACTGCAGCAGGCGATTCGGTAATGGTGGCCGGTCGGGTAATGTCAGATTGTGCGTCAAATTTCGACTTCACCAGCAGCACAGCAATACCGGCCTGGCTGTCGCTCTCGCTCATCTGGCGGAACTGCTGCAGCGCCGCGGCGGCATACTGCTCTGTCAGTGACCTGATTGCCTGCATCTTGCCGTCGGCCATCTCGTTACGCAGCTGATCGAATATCACTTCATACTCGTTACGGTTGGAAAACCCTTCCATGCCGTTACGGAACTGGCGAATACTGATCGAGTTGCTCCAGTAGTAACGGTCCTGCCCTGCGCCCAGGAAAGCAGCGTGTGCTTCTTCATCCGTTGCGCCGGTCATCGTCCGCTTTCTGGAGTCGTTTGCTTCAAACTCAGCCACCAGCCGCTTAAAGACTTTAACCACGTCCGCCATGCCCGCCTGCTTCCCGTAAGCCTGCAATGCCGAGTCGTAGTTGCGGCCAAACATCGCCTTAAAGAAGCCCTGCGCGCTGTAGATGTTGTTATCAACGCTGTACTGATAAAGCTCGCGCTTCAGCCGCTCGTCGCTGTGGTCCGGATACAGCCACGTTTCAGCCGGACGCTCTTCGCTGGCGCTGATCGTGCCGCTGAGGTAAGCCAGTTTCAGCCTGCCGTCGCTCTCGCGGTACAGCCATCCGTCTGTGCGCACATTCAGGACGCCAGCGTGAATGGCCGCGTAGAAGTCAGCACGGCTCAGCGTGTCCGCCAGGTCTGTCGGCTCGATGCCTTTCGCAGCTGTCTGGAGCGCTTTTGCCTGGTCACTGGTGATATCCACGCGGTCGCCCACCAGCGCAGACGGCATTTCAGCAAAGCCACCTACGTTCGGACCGGTATAGCAGCGCAGCGGCTTGTGGATCAGCTCAACCTCAACCGTATTTTTCTCCGGGAAGAATTTGCGGATCTGGAATACGCCCTTTTCTTCGCGGTCATCGTTGAGCCAGATTTCATAGGTCGCGCCAATTCGCAGCAGCTGGCCATCAGGTAGTTTCATGTACTGCTCCGGGGCGCGCAGCACGTCCGGATCGACTTCCAGTGCGCCGGACTTGATTGCGCGCTCTACTTCCCCGCGGGAGCGCTTGATGGTGCTGGCCGCACTTTTGGAACGAGTGAGTGCCTTGCGTGCTCCGCTCAGCTCCTGCTCCAGCTTCTTCTGCTTCGCCAGGCCTTCACGGAGTGCAGCACGCGCTACGCGACGGTCCTGACCGCGCCACTGATCCGCTGACCGTTTGCCATACTTCTCAACTTCGAGGTTATAGGCGGCTTCAGCTTCGGTGACATCCTCGCGATAACCATCAATCTCGTCGTTGATCGCATCAAAGGCATCAGACAGCTTGGTAATGTTGTCTTCAAGCACTTGAACGGGTGTTGCAGCCGCAACGCTTGCCTTCAGGTAGATATCCAGCGCGGCAGCGGCTTCACGCTCGGCCTGCTGGCGGTCCGCTTCACGCTTCGCTTTCAGCTGTGCATCCACGCGGGCGCGGCGCTCTTCCGGGTTAGCGGCCAGCAGCAGGCTCTGCTCTTCTTTGGACTCCACATCACCGTTTTTAATGCTGGAAACGTCAGATTTCATGACGTCGTTGATCCAGTTTTTCTTGCGCTGCAGCGTCTCTAAGCGGAACTCGTCAAATGACCCTTTGCCACAGTAGTAATGCACGCGCATGGTGTCGCGCTCGGAGCCCACGCGGGCGCCGCGTCCGTTACGCTGGTCAATACTGGCTGGCGTCCAGGGGAGTGTCAGATGGTGCGTATCAGCGGTGCCTTTGTGCAGGTTGATCCCCACTTCGGCCTTTTTGTTGCAGATGATGATTGGCGTGCGGCCTTCATTGTAGTCGGCGGCGATCCCTTCCATCCCGGCCAACGAGGCGTCACTCATTGCGGCCTGATAATCCTCATAGCGCGCCAGTTCTTCGTAGTACTTATCCCATGCGCCGTCCTTAAAACTGCCGTCCGCTTTTTCCACCGGCTCAACCGGTTTCTTCACGGGCTTAACCTTCACGCCGCACGCTTTACTGACTGTCGTGGCATTGATAATGCCTACCTGCTGCTCTGTCAGGCCCAGCGCGCTGGCGATAATGCGGCGCAGCTTGTTATGCTGGGACTTCTCATCCATGAAAATGATCTGCTTACCGTCCGGCAGGCCTGCCTTCAGGTTCTCAATCAGCGCGGCATACTTTGGCGGTACCGGGTGAGAGACGTTTTGCATACTGATACCGGCAGCAGCGATTGCGTCCAGTACCTGCTGCTCCAGCGTGTCGCTCACCACCAGCTCAACGACGCCCCCGCGATCCTTCAGCGTGGTCTTGACTACCTTGCTGGTGCGCGTATCGGTAAGGCCTGTTTCCGCATCCTCTGCGGTCTCTTCATCATCACCAGCAAGCAGCTGGCCACCGGCCTCACCCGGCAGCGCACGCGCCACCTGTTTCGCCAGCTCTACGTCCTCTTCACGGAAGCGGAAAGTGATAGCGGAGCGGTACAGGTCCGGATCGATAACCACCTTATCCATGTCGCGGATAACAGAGAAAATGAAATCGTCGTCGTTCTGCACAATGGAAATGTGGCCGTCACCACTGTCCTGTACGGTTTCCTTCTGCCCGATACGGCTGGCGCGCACGCGGAGCTCTTCATAAAGCTCCTTCTGGTCCCGCGTCATCGGCACGCCAACGGTTTTCTCGTCGAGGCCTGGAATCTTCACGCTGTCTTTAACGTCAGCAGCAGATTTAAGCGTCGTCCAGCGATGGAAGATGCCGCGCAGACCATCAAGGTTTTTGAAGCCCACCAGCCCCTGCTTGTCTTCCAGTTCGCCTGAAATCTTCTGGACAGTAACGGTGTCGGTTTCACCGAATACGCGTACAAAGTCATCCGGCGTCAGTATCCCCATCGCCTTCCACTCATCCAGCGACACGACGTGTGACAGCATGTTAAAGGCGTCAATCGGGGAGTTAACCAGCGGCGTTGCGGTCAGCATAACGACGCCGCGGCCGTTGTACTTTTTCATCATGTACTGGCTTTTTACGGCCATATCGCGGGCAATCTTTGAGACGGACGGATTAGGCAGGTACGCCAGCTGGCCTGCTTCACGTCCTGCGCTGTGCGAGTTGCGGTAGTTATGCCCTTCGTCTGCGATCACGCTGTCAAAGTGCATATCCTCAAAGTACGGGATCTGGCTCTTTTTCTTCGTGCCGGTATCGGCGGCTTTGTCGCGGAGTTTGTTACGGGACGTGGCGGCGTGGTGAGTAGACTTCATCAGGTCCGTGCGGCCATTCTCAATCTGGTTAAAGACAGCCTGGCTGGAGTTTTCCTCAATCGTCTCCGGACGCATTGGGATATCGCCAAACTGCTCTTTAGTCATTACCACGGCGCGGTAGTTGGAGACCGGGATCATGTTCATGCGCTCAAGCACAGTTGCGGCCGCGGACTCTTTCACCACGTTACGCATCACCGGCTGGCCGTCTTTGTCCAGTTTCGGCTCGTTGTTCTCGTCACGCTCCTGGGCCTGCATGATCTGGCCATCTTCACCGCGCACTTCATCCAGCCCGACAAACAGCATGTTCTGGAAGGCTTCGGCACTGTAAAAGCTCTGCGCTTCGTGATACCAGTTCTGGAGGACGGCTTTCGGCACGACGTAAACGGTACGCTTACTGCGCCCTACCTCGTAGTTGTAGGCTTCCAGCGCCAGCGCCGTCGTGGTTTTACCCAGGCCTGTGCCAAAGCCCATGATGCCGCGGCCGTCTTCTGAAAGGCGCCGAACTTCGGCATTCTGATAGCTAAGCGGGAGACGTTTGCCGCTGATCTGCTGCAGCTGCAGCGAGGAAGAAGAGTGTTCAAACGGAACGTAGCCGTTAAAGGCGTCGTTGTAATCACTGACAACGTTTTCCACGTCCGGATGCGTGCGAAGCCAGTCATTGAAATGCGACTCCAGCTCACTGATTCGCTTCAGGTACACATTGGCGTTTACCCCGCGTGGCTTCACGCCGTTGAGGTAATTTTCCAGCTGGTTGTAGAAGCCGTCTTTGTAGCTGGCGCGCTTGAACTCGGTCACGCCGCCTTTACTGGTGACAGATCGAACCTGATAGCCAGAGAAAACGCCGTCCTTGCCCGCGTAGTTGTCTTCTGCGGTCAGATAGCCATTGTCGTTTGCCAGATCCTGCGTGTATTTGAAGTCATCAAAGCCCTGCTCGATCAGGAACTCTTTGATCAGGCGACGGTCCAGCCAGCGGGCATTGAGGTTTACCGTAATGTCTTCAACCGGCGTGTGCTTGCGCTTCTCGTTAATGGCTTCCAGCTGGCGGACATAGTTCGCCTTTACCGGGCCATCCGGCGCATCATCAATCAGCCCCGCCAGGCGGGAAACTTTGCCGCGCACGTTGCCGCTGGTGGCGCGTGCCAGCGGCATGATATTGCCGTTGCCATCGAGGGCGATCTCCGGGAATGTCGCCAGGTGCGCCAGCAGCGCGTCGTCATCTTCCGGCAGCTGGCCGGTAAACGCGGCACGGAAAGCGGCCAGCGCAACCGGGACCATATCAACGTCGCTGAAAAGGTGTGATACCACCTGCTCCGGGCTGGCGAAATCGACTGCCACGGCTTCGCTGCGGTCGATGGTGCCGTTCAGCAGCGCGGACAGATCGCCCTCACGGCTCACGTTGGCCTGAAAACTCAGCCAGCCTTTCGCGCTGGCGTCAGACAGCCCCGCCAGTTTCAGGCCTTTCGGCGTGCCGTACTGGCCCACTTCTTCGCTCACCAGACGGGCAGCGTCGGCAATGATGCCGCTGGCGTCGCCGCCCAGCATCTGCGTATTCAGCGCGTCATTGATACGCAAACCGATGATCGAGGCACGCATAACGCGCCAGCGGTGGCCCGGTTTCTGCTGCATGGCGAAACGGATCGCAGCATGGGTGCGATCGTCAAACAGCTGTGGGTATTCGACGCTGGCGGCGTAAAGTTCGCGGCTATCAAGCGACAGCATGCCGTTAATGGTGCGGGTTTTTGTCTGGAGATCGCCAAACGTGGCCGCGCCAAACCGCTCCGCATCAATCCCGCTCGATGCCGTGGTGGCGTCTTTGATAAACCGGGTGCCGTCATAGGTGTGCCATACGCCAGCCATGAGGCGCTTATCACCTTCAACCGGCGACTGCCAGACGGCGGCAGGCGTACCCAGCCGATCCCAGTCAATGCGGCTGTCAAAACGGCGTGACAGTGCGGCCTTCATAGCCTCATTAGTCAGCTGGCCATCTTTCTTGACCACCAGAATATTATTGAAGTCAGATCGCTCGGTTTCACCGTGAACAAAGCGACGGCCTTCGGTTTCAAACCACTTGCCCCGGATGAACGTTGGCCACAGCACGCTTGCCGCCTCAAGAGACTGATCATCGCTGTTATGCACCAACTGCGTCAGCGCCTCGGTATGCTTGCGCAGTACCCACACATCCACCACCGTTGCGGTACCGCTTTCGGCAAACGTGCCGGACGGCATGCGGTGCGCGCCCAGGAACTCCGCCACGCGGGAGACGCGATCGCGCAGCTTCTTGTTGTTGCCGCCGCCGTCGGTCATGCCGTTAGGAACCACCAGCACCACCAGCCCGCCGAATTTCACCTTGTCGATGGTGCGCATCACAAAGTAATGGCCAACGTTGGTTTCATCGCGGTAAGCCGGGTCGAGCTCGGCAAAGCCTGTGCGCGAGTCGCCAAACGGCACGTTACCTACGGCGTGGTCATAGCTGTTATCCGGCACGGATGCCGCCAGCTTCTCAAATGCGCCCAGGCGAACATCGTCCTCCGGGTGCAGCAACTGGTTGATACGTCCGGACGTGTCAGAAATCTCAGCTGACGTCATCATAGCGCCAGCCGGTTTTGTCTCCTGGAAAACGCCAGTACCGGCTGACGGCTCCAGCATGTGACCGCTGGTAATACCGTAATCGGAAAACAGATCCCAAATACCCTCGGCCATGAAAGGCGGAGTGTAGTACTCGTACTGACTGCCGCCGCTTCCTTCCAGACCGCCCTCACCGCTATAGCCCGCCAGTACCCGGCGCTGTTCATCAGTCAGTTTGTTGCCGTTGAAGCCCTGCGGCAGAGAGTTAAGCAGTGCGATCGCATTGTCGTTTGCACTCCGGCGCTCACGCTGCAGGCTCACGCCTTCACGCTTGGTCACGCCAAACGCGACTACGGTCCGCTGTTTGTGCAGACGCATGACCAGCCGGATCAGTTCTTCAACCGATCCCGCCTCCTGCACCGCCCTGTTTGCTGGATTTTCCACTGTGTAACTTTCCCTCAGATTGCATAAAGCGAATATGATTTATTTGATTCTAAAGGTTTATTAAATAGGACGTATAACTTTGGCTACTAAAAAAAAGGCATTGTCTGTTTTAGGCGCACTTAGGCAGGCATTCCGGGGCGCGACGACAGAAGCACCGCAAAGCCTGGCATGGACTAACGGGCAAAATGTGGTTGTCTCGCGCTCCGGGCTGGCGGCAATGGCATACAACGAGGGAAAGGCGGGTGAAATGACCTCTGCCGGTGACAGTCTTTACCTGGGCGCGGAGTTGCCGCTGGACCGGCTGCAGCGCTATGCGATTCTGGAGGAAATGGCTAACTGCCCGACGTGCTCAGCCGCGCTGAATATCCACATTGGCCACGCACTCGCGCCGGACAAAAAAACCGGTCTGGCGTTCTCTATAGTGCCGGTTGATCCGTCAGACGCAGAAAGCGCGGCACGGGCAAAAGAGCTGCAGGAAGATCTTGGCGCGATGATTAACCGGCATCTGCCGTCGCTGGCTATGACAATGGCAATTTTCGGCGTCTCCTATGTCCGCCCCTATGCCCGTACCGGCAAGGGGATCACCAGTCTGGAAAACAGCTATTACTCGCTGCCCTACTTCATTCAGGAGTTTTACAAAGGTGATCAGCTGGTGGGCTTTGGCGGTGATTACGTGCTGTCACCTGACACTCATACCCGCACACTGTCTACGCCGTGGTCACTGGTCCCGATGAAAAACCCGTACTGGACGCCCACGCGCAACGTCCAGCCTGTGACGTCCGGGAATCGCGGTTACTCTTTGCTGTCGGAGGAAGAAGATAAGGAAGTTGCGGAGACGCAGAACTACGGCACCAGCTTCCTGGCGCATGCCTATGAACCCTTCCTGAATCTGGTCGGCGCGCTGAATGCCCTGAAGGCAACGCGCTACAACGCAGCCAAAATTGACCGCCTGATTGCCCTTACGACTAACTCACTCGATCCGGTTGTGGGCGCGAACTATACCCGCACCGTGTCGCAGACGCTCAAGCGCCACGGCGAAGCGCTCCAGAAAAAAGCGGTGAACGGTAACACCATGCCTACCGTGATGAACCATGTGATCCCGGTGATGGGAGACGGTAAAAACGGCATTACGATCGATACGCAGTCGATACCCGCGGACATTACCGGCATTGAGGACGTGATGTTTCACCTGCGCCAGCTGTGTGCCGCACTTGGTATCGACTCGACTATGCTGGGCTGGGCCGATCAGATGGCAGGCGGGCTGGGTGAAGGCGGCTGGATTCAGACGGCTATTCAGGCGGCACTCCGGGCGCAGTGGCTGCGCCAGGGCGCACAGGAAATGATTTACCGCCTGATCGACATTCACCTTGCGTTCAAATACGGCAAGGTGTACCCGGTAAATGACCGCCCCTATGTTGTGCAGTTTAACTCCATGAACACCGCCATTCAGGAAGAAGAAAACCGGGAAATGGACGCCCGCGCCAACTTCATTACCCTAATGGTGCAGGTCATGGACGCGCTGCAGGCTAACAACAAGCTGGCGGAGAACGACACGTTCATGCGCTACCTGTTCAGCGATCAGCTGAAAATGGACGGCGGCACGCTCGACAAAATGCTGGCGGAGTTTGAGAAGAGCAGGAAGAAGGCGGACGCGCAGGATGAGGAAGGCGGTAATGGCAGCATGATGAATGAATCAGCGCCTGGCGGTTCGGATCCGGAAAGCTGGACGCATGACGAGCTGGTGGCATTTGCCCGTTATGTGACAACACCCGACAACTGACCAGCGTTAAAAAAAACCGCACACCACATCCAGGGGGATGTGCGGTTGATAAACGCCTTATCAATGCGATACAGAAGGATGTGAAATAAGAGTGATATTTAGCCGTCCTGTAAATCAATAACCCAGAGAGACTGACAGGCAGCTTATTTTTTCTGCGGCTTCGGGCGGTGTTTAATAAAACAGACGCATCAGATTCAGCTGCATTTATCTCAGGAAGTGCCGCGCAGTATGGACACGGCATCACCCCTTTATAACTTCTTTTTGCCACGCTCAGTGCCTGTAATAGTGAATAACAACTGCCAATAAATGTCCTGCCTTCCTTAGCGGGTAGCCGGGGACAGTCAATCCGGTGCAGCAGTAACCCGCTGTTACCGTGGTCACTGACGTAGAACTTTATGGCGCTGTACATGCCATATCCTTTTGCTGCGTGTAATGGAAGTACCATTCGGAATTGTTGCTATTCGTAATTATCCATAATCCGTGATAGCCGCAGTCGTGTCTATGTAAAATTTATCTATCAAACTTTTTCACATTAGCTCGTCTGCGTTAACAAAATTTAGCACTCTGGTTTTAATTTTAAAAGATTTTTTAGTGAACTCTATATTTACCCTGTACTAATCACCACTTGCATTGTTTGCAATGTAATCACTTAGTGGCATGTAAATCCCTGAATTTCAATCTTTACATCGAAAAGTCATAGCCAATTCAGTATATCTAATGAGAATCATGCCAGGCTAAAAAAGCCATGTAAAAATGAATTTTACTGCGTTGCATTTTATCGCCCTACCTAAACTCATTAAATAAAACAAGAGGTAATTTTACCCTGATCATTAAAATTATTGCGTCCTGTTTAGTTAACACCAAAAATTATTATTGAGGGTTATTATGTTAATGCTTAATAACATCTTAATTGCAGGCAAAAAAAACCGCACTTGAGTAAGCCTTCGTGCGGTTACAGACAGCCACTTTTCAGAAAGCTGCTTTGCGATATTGGATGCAGCTAATTAGGCCAGTCATAAACAAAATGTTGTACAGCAACAGCCTCAACACCTTTTTTAATTTTCACAACCTGCTGCGGACCGGCCTGCTCCCGCGCAATTGCCTGTTTCATCAGTGGAGCAGCAGGCTTAACAGGCTGGCATGCCTGCGTCGCTATCGCCTTCTTTGCTTTGGGCGCAGGCCTCTTTTTAGGTTTCTGACTGAGATTAAGCAGTCGCTCTTTGCGGGAGTCTTTTTCTTCAGGATTCTGGATTTTTAAACATTCCGGGCATCGCTCAGAATTACTGTGATGGACCAGTGCCACAGTCATTGCCTGTTGCGGGGTGTAGAGCGTGCCGATAAACATCCGGCTTTCAGGCGTTTTTGGGAGAAGTTTACAGCCTTCACGGTGCATCAGAATACCGCTTTCATGGTGAAAGCAGACATAGTATTTCTTAGCCTCTAACATGCTAATTCCTTTATGCAGTATTGATCCTGTTTAAACAGGAGAAAGATAATGATATTGATTATTATTATTGGTAGTTGGTCTGCAGGTATGGAGCCTGTAAATTCAGCTTAGCACTAAATTTTACGTACCCGAATGAGAATCCCAAGCGTGTAGAGTTAATCAAAGTAAATTAACGGACGCAACCTGAACCGGACCTGATATCTCAACCATAAGCAAAATAATGACGCTTCAGTGTAGCAGCGAAATAACTCTCCAGTCAGCTGAAATAATGTCGTCAGGAGTAGGATCATAAAAAGACAGTACACCTGACTCGCTCATGACAATAAACTGCCTCTGACTGTCAGCGTCTGTTTCAGTGAATACATGAACAGGTGTATCGCCCCATTTGGTACGACGACAGATATTACTGTCCGTCTGGCTGATAGCTGTCATGGCGTGGTTGAAACCTGTTTCCGCCTGGGACGGCGTATAAGGGATATCAGGCATTGAGTGCTCCTCGTACAAAAGGAAGCGTCACTACGGGAGGTTCCAATCTCCGGGTGGTGACGTTGACAGGGTTGGAACTACCGGCGTACGAGGAGACCGGCCTACCCGAAGGTAGCCCCGCCAACGCCACCATTGAAACATCTGGCAAACTCCAGACGTGGTAGCGCCGGAGGCACTAAGTGCCTCCTCGTACATTCGTTCGGGGTTCCAATCCCGACCACTGTTTTACAGTGGCGCGCACACTATATCCCCGGCGCGGATAAATTCAATATTTCTAATGTGAAATTATCCACTGGTTATTAGATCCACTGATAATCGAAGAATCGCTACCCTGACAAATTACAACCTCCCTACCATCTTTTCACGCAGGCTATCGCCAGCGCTGCCACCGCTTTGCGGGGCATTACTCTGTGAATATGAGGTATTTATGGAAGCACTCCGCACAGTGACGGACCGTTTTTCATTGATAGATAAAATTCGTCGATTTACACCACAAAATGACCGCAACTACCTGCTGCGATCTGTACGCGAAACATTCGCCAGCCCCGAAACGCAGGAGCGCATTCAGCTGGGGGAAATGTTCGGGTATTACGGCCACGGACGCCGCGCCGCCTATTACGCGAAGACCGGACGGCTAAACCTGCCGGAATTTGCAGTCGTCATGATTGACGGTAAGCCGGTCACGCTGGAAAACGTACCATCAAACCGCACGCTGGAGGCCAGCGTGGATGATAACGGCATCGTGACTCACATTCAGGAAATTCTGGATACCGAACCCGGCAACATCGTTGACGGCATGAACCGTTCCCGCGCTGGTGGCTGGTCATGGGCGACTGGCGGCGACGATAACGCCATTTCAAAAGTGACCAGCTTTCACGGGTTCGACTATGTGACCAATCCGAACTATATCAGCCAGGATCACCCTGCACTGCTGCTGGAATCGACCAATGAACGCGCCGACGCCATGCACGCGGGGCTAATGGAAAAGGGGTATTCAGAAAATCAGGCGGCTGACATTATCCAGCACTTTGAAACCCTGCGTAGCCAGACGGCCATGCTGGAATCTGCGGATTCTTCGCTGCTGGAATCGGCGCTCCACATCGAGCACGGCAAGCGTCTGGAACTGGAGGAACGTCTGCGCAGCGCACAGCTGATGATCGAGAGTGCAGGTACCGTGGCAAAGGCGCGACGCCGGATTATGAAGGATGCGCTGGCTAACATGCCGCTGTTTTTAAGTAAAGCCCAGCAGGCGGCCTTATGCCGTATGGATACGCCTGAAGATGCGCAGATTGTCGCGGCAATGCTGGAATCAATCGGCACAAATGCGACGGCAACACTGCCAATCGGAACAGCCCACCAGCACACATTACCGCAAACGCGCCCGCCAGCTGTGGACTCAACACCACTGCTATGGATTAACCCAAAATAATAAGGCAGGAAGAAAACCGTGCCCTGAAAACTGGGGCACGTTTTAGTCAAAACTAAAAATTAGGAAAAAACTGAGTGTTGATCCTTTTTCGGATCGCGTTTATCATCCGCGCTCTCATACAGTTTGACGACTGAATGAGAAGACGAAAAAAAATCGCCTGTTGACGCAGACGATTTTTAAACAACTTTGTGTGGTCTCTGACAACCACACCGGCGTTGTGCCGTATAACTTCTTTGAACGGAAGTTGACCTTAAACCATTATGACGCCAGGTATTGCACCTGTTGTCTCATGGAGAACAACTGTGCCTATAGTAGCTAATAGCGCCGATCCCGGCAACACCTTTCCCGCATTTCGCTCAAATAACGAGCACAGATCTGTCCGAATTACAGGCTTTGATCTCACCCACATTATCGAACTTTCCCCCCTCCCGAAGTCAGTTACCCGTGTTTTAAAATTCGCCTGCAATCTGGCCGGTTCTACGTCCGATTTCATCATCATCAAATCGCTCAGGAATCTGGCTGAAGAAGCCGGTTGCAGTATCTCCACCGTTCAGCGTGCTTATCGTGCTGCCGTTAAGTTGGGAATCCTCAGCTATGAAGAGCAGCGTGACGAGAAAAATCACAGCGTTAGCAAACCCAGCAAGTACACGTTTACTAATAAAGCACTGTCCTTTGTCCGGGCCAGTCTGGATGCACTGAAAGAGGCAAATCTGAAGCCGTCCGGACGTCAGAACATAGTCCGGAGAATTATCGCTAAGGCATTCTTTAAAAACGATTTTATCCACAAAACCCCTAGTCAGAATGAACAGATTGCCCCTAGTCAAACTGACCAACATGAAGTAAGAGATATCTCCAGTAAAAGAAAAATACAAAATGGGGAGGCATTAAATTATGAGGTTGAAAAATCAGCAGAAGAACAACCGGCCTCAGTGAAAAAGTTCGGGTTCTACCAGGACACGCAACAGCAACTGGCAGCAGCATCGTCAGCAGCGCAGAACGAACGAAGCGCAGAAGAGTTTCAGCGAAAAGGCGGAGTACTGCATGAAGCCTATCAGGCACTGAAGTCTACGTTCAGGGCAAAGTCTATTTGTGGCAGGAAGCAAAAAAGTCGCCGCTATGTTGACTCATTAAGCGGCGACTACTCAAAAGTTGACTATGCGATCCCTGAAGGCTGGCGCGGCTGTTAGTCGGTAATTACACCTCCGGCTTTCTGGTAGGCATTGAGTAGCGTCTCAATGGCATGCGTTTTCTGACCATACGGAGATCCGGCCAGTGAGGCCCAGATATCGTTCGTTTTACCAATTGCCGTGCGGATACGTCCGGCCAGTACGTCAGCATAAGCACCCTGCTCTTTCAGCAGCTGATCGAGTAAGCGCTCTTGTGAGGCAGGACTAAAATCAGGCAGGTTCAGCTGTTTTTTGTAAGCAGGCCAGTAGCGGTAAAGCTGCTGATAACGGCCCGCTGCGGTGGATGCCAGGCCATGGCTGTTAAGCTCTTTTGCACGGCGATGTGCAAACGGGTGATCGCTGAAGTCGGTAAAGACTTCGCCCTGCTTTTCGCCCATCCCTGTCACAATGACGTCATAGCCATTCATGCGGGTCAATGGGTGTGTGCTTGTGCCTTCGGAAAAGGCCAGCATGTCGCCAAAGGCTTTACGGTTTGGGGATTGGTCCAT